TGCGGTGTATATCTATTGATATTGAAACTGATAGCACAATTAAAATAGACCAAAATCAAGAAAAAATTGATAGGCAAGAATATATTCGCACTATTTCGCAAACAATAGGAGCTTTAATGCCAGCAGTTCAAACTGGCATAATTACTAAACAAGCATTAAGCGAAATACTTGTTTTTGCATCGCAACCACAAAAAGTTGGTAGAAATCTTGAGAATTATTTACGAGAAGATGAGCCAATAGAAGAAAAACCTGATGCACAAGCTATGTTGGCACAAGCACAAATTGAATTGCAACAACAAGAATTGCAATTAAAACAACAAGAAATTATGGGAAGATTAGATATAGATCAGCAAAAAGTAAATGTTGAAAAAGCTAAAATTTTAAACGATCAAAATAAATTTGAGCAACAATTAGAATTCGATGATGCTAATAAACAAGCCGACAGAGAAAGTAAGCGACTTGATATGAAAGTCAAAGCTGGAACTGAGCTTATAAACGAGCAAATTCGCAATACAAATCAATCAAATTTAACTTAAATAATTATGAACGATAACGATTTTAACAAAGAAATTACAGAGCAACAAGTAGAAGAAACTTCAGACCAACAAACAGAAGAAGTTGTAGAAAAAAAAATTGAAATTGAAATTGAGAAACAAAACCAAAACGAAATTAATTTTGATAAAGAATTATCAGGATTACCAAAAGAATTGGTTGAGCTTGTCAAGTCAATAGAAAATCCTAGTGATAGGGAAAAAACAATTAAACTTGCCAAAGAACAGCGTGCTCGTGAAGACAGGCTACATTTAGAAAATGGTAATTTAAAAAAAGAAAAAGATAATATAAGTGGTTTATTGCAAAATCTTGAAACAAGACCTGCGGAAACTATTAAATATCTTATAAAAGAACTTAATCTTGATCCAAATAGTTTTAGTGAAACTGTTGACGATGATAATTATACAACTGTGGAAGAGTTAACTAAAAAACAAATTCAAGATATAGAAAAAAAATCAAAGCAATCAATTCAAGAAGAAATTAATCAAAGGGAAAGTAAGGAATTATTAGAAGAATTATTTTCTGATGAAAAATATAATGAAGATTTTGTTATAAAAAATCAATTTATGTTTATTCAACTTTATAATCAAGAATTAGAAAAAAACGGACTTAAAACTTATTATTCTAAAAAATCTCGTTTAGAAGCAATGAAAATTGCTGCAGAAAAACTAGAGAGATTAAATCCTGATTATGAAACTAAATTAGAAAATAAAATTCGTCAACAAATTGAAAATGAAAGAAAAAATAAATTCGATGAAGCTAAAAAGCAACAAAAAATTTCTAAATCTCTTTCTAATTCTGATAAACCTTTTACCGATGATGAAAAACTTCGTGAAATGGTAAGACAATATATGCAACAATTTACATAATAATATTTTATGCCATTAAATACACAACTTACTTTTAACGATTTAATAAATAGCACATTAGATAAAGTTATTAAATCAACAGTAACAGATAACATTTTTAAAAGCAATGCTTTACTTGATAAATTAAAAGCCAAAGGAAGAATTATACAAGAAACAGGCGGTTTGGCTTTTGCGGAAATTTTATTGTATAATCCAAATGATACAATACAATTTCAATCTATTACAGGTATAATTAATACAAATCCTCAACAACATACAGAAAGAGCTTTTTATACTTGTAAAAATATATCAGGTTCTATTGTATTTACTGTAAAAGAAGAACTTGAGAATCGAGGCAATCCTCGTTTATTTGACATATTAGAAACAAAAACAAATGCTGCAATGAGCACTTTTGTAGACCAAATAGGAACTTCTCTTTATGGAGATGGCACAGAAATGAATGGGCAAAGTTTTGGTGGTTTGCAACTTTTAATTGCTGACGATCCCACAATTGGCACAGTAGGTGGAATTGATAGAGCTACTAATGCTTGGTGGAGAAATCAAGTAAAAAGTATTGGTGCAAGTCCAACTTCCGCACAACTTGTAACTGGTATGACACAATTAATGACACAATGTCAAGTTCAATCAGGCAAAACTCCTGATTTAATTATTACTGATTCAAATTATTATAATTTATATCAAGAATATTTACAAGATAAATACCAAAATACACAAACTGTAATTGGCGATACTGGTTATACTCAATTAAAATTTCAAGGTGCTAATCTTGTTTTAGATCCAAAATGTCCTACTAATAGAATGTATTTTATTAATACAAATCATCTTGCTTTTAGACATCAAGGTTCAAGTTTAATTGTAAAAGAAGCTAGCCAAAGACCAATTAATCAATTGGCTTATGTTACTTTAATGTATTCATACGGAAATTTAACTATGGATTCTTCAAGAGTTCACGGAGTTTTAAAACCATAATTAATAATATTAATTTTTTACAAATATGCCTACTTATTTTTCAACAAATAATAATATAGTTATTCTTCAAAAAATAAACGAAGTATCAACTACTAAACAACACGATCTTGGAACAATTATTCAAGCTACAGATAGAGATTCAAATTCATACAATTCAGGCGAGTTTATTTATTTGCAAGGTGTAGCTAATACTACTACTGGTTCTGTTGTTTTATATCAATCTGATGATTTTTCAACTAAACTTATCACTACTGGCGATATTGGAACTATTGCTGTTGCAATGGCTAATACTGTTGCAAATACTTTTGGTTGGTATCAAATTCAAGGTAAAGGTATTGCAAAAGTTGCCGCAGGTTTTGCTGACAATTCTAATTGTTATTTAAGTGCAACCGCTGGTGTTTTAAGTAATACTGTTTCAGCTACTAATTATGTTTTTAACATAAAAGGTGCATCTGCAATTGGCTCTGTTGGAGCTGGTCTTGCAGAAGTGGAATTATCAAGACCATTTACTACTGGACTTAGTTCTTTTTAACATTTAATATTTAGGAGGCTTAAAAACCTCCTAAATTTTTTTAATTAATTTTCAATAATATGGAAAATACTTCTTTAGACAATAATTCTAAAACAAAAAACGATAATTTTAAAACACAATTTGTTGCATATAATGTGCAAAATAGAATTTTAGAAAGAGATGGTTTGCAAGTGCAATTTTTTGATAGAATAAAACAAACTACTGATAGTTTTTTGCAAACAATAGATATTGTAGACCAAAAATCAAAAAAACCTATATATGGTTTATATGTTGAAATTTATAATCCAAAAGATCCTCATAATTTAGTTTTTCGAGAAGTGGAAACTGTAGAAAAAAATGGACAAAAAGAAATTGTTAGTAATAAACTTCAATATATTAATCAAGGCAATGAAAGTTTTCCATTTTTAACAAATTATGCTCAAATTTATCAAAAAGCATTTGCAAATTATAAATCTATACAGCAAAATAAAGAAAAGCCATATCCAACATTTGCAGAACAAGTGAAAAAAAATACCGATCCTATAAAACTTTTATCAAATTATTTAAAAGAAGATAATAATAATTTTAACGAACTTGTGTAATGACTGTATTTACAATTTGTCAAGATATATTAAAAGAAACTAAATCATCATTTATACCTACAACTATTGTTACAAATAATGATGATGTAGCACAACAAATCTTGCAAGCTGTAAAAATTAGTATTGTTGAATTATCAAGAAATTATCAATGGCAAGAATTACAAAAAGAATATACTTTTTCTAGTGTTGTAGGGCAAACAAATTATAACTTGCCATCTGATTTTGATAGAATGATTAATGATACATTTTGGAACAAAACTAATTATTTAAATTTAATTGGTCCAGTAACTCCTGAAAGATGGAGAATTTTAAAAGATACAATTGTTGCTGGCACGACTATACAAAATTATTTTAGAATTAGAAATAATCAAGTTTTAATACATATTACACCAACTGCAATTGAAAACTATGTTTTTGAATATATAACTAAAAATATTGTTAAAAGTGCTGCAAATATAGAACAACAAACTTTTTTAGCAGATACAGATATTCCTATAATTGATGAATATATTTTAAGATTAGATGCAACTTGGAGATGGTTAAAAATGAATGGCAGACCTTATGCAGAAGATCAAGCATCGGCAAATAAAGCAATTCTTGAAAGAATTAAAATAAATGGTTCAAGAGCTAAAATTGTGTCTAATACAACTAAAAAAGGTATTTTTAATGCTCAAATTAGTGCAATTAATCCAATAATACCATTATAATGAGAATTAATTCAAAAAATACTTCATCATTATTGCAAGAAAGAAACGGACAAGCATTAAGAGTTAATATACCTGCTCCTTATGGAGGTTTAAACACAAGAGATGCAGAAAGCATTATGGAACCTACCGATGCAATTATGTTAGAAAATTTTATCCCACAACAAGGGTCTGTTATTTCAAGAAATGGTTATGTAGAATGGTGTAGTTTAAATGGTAATGTTGAAACATTAATAGAACATTTTTCAAGCAATAATAGAAAATTTTTAGCTTGTCATAATGGTGTAATAAGCAATATTACAAATCCTGCAAATATAACTGTTTTAGGTAGTGGTTATACAAATAACAGATGGCAATCAATATTTTATAATGGCTATACTTTAATGGTAAATGGATTAAATGCACCTATAAAATATGACGGCACAACAATTACAAGTAATGCAATTAATCCAACTGGTGGCACTGCTTCTGCTTTAAATGGTATTAACATATTTAAAAATACTGTTTATGTTTGGGATACTAACAATCCTTATTTTTGGCACGGAGCAACAAATGCTATATCAGGAGTATTTACTAAATTTGATTTATCTTTTGTATGTCCCAATGGTGGTAATGTTTTACAAATGATAACTATAAGTAGAGATGGTGGTAATGGAACAGATGATTATTGTGCTTTTTTAATGTCTAATGGTTATGCAATTGTTTATGATGGAGATGATCCAAGCAAACTTACTAATTGGAGTTTAGTTGGTGTTTATAAATTAGCTTCGCCAATGTCAATTAGATCTTCTATGAAAGTTGCTGGCGATGTAGCAATTCTTACAAAACAAGATTTTATTTTGTTTTCTACTGCTTTACAAAACGAAGGTCAATCAGTGCAAAGCACAAAATTAAGTGGTGCTGTATTAAATGTAGTAAATAAATTTGCAAATAATTATGGTTGGGAAGTTGTTTCTTATCCTAAAAAAGCATTATTATTTTTTAATGTTCCAGTTGCAACAAACTCTGTTTATGAGCAATATGGCTTTAATACAATTACTGGGGCTGGGTTTAAATTTACTGGAATGAATGCTAATACTTGGGCTTTATATAATGATGATTTATTTTTTGGTGCAAATGGTAAAGTATTTAAAGCAGATACAGGATCATCAGACAATGGAAATTATATTGTATGTAAAGCACAAGGTGCTTATAATAATTTAGGATCTCCTGCTGAAAAAATTGTAAATAGTTATCGCAATACTATAAAATTAGATGGTTTTGCAACTTTAAATTCTGTTGTAAATTTTGATTATAGCGAAAAGTTTGCAAAACAAACAAGTTCTTATAATGGCATTGGAGCAATATGGAATGAAGCAATATGGAATGAAGCAAAATGGTCTCCTGAAAATCAAACACAAAACAAATTAATTTATTCGTCAGGACAAGGTGTTGATTTGTCTATGAGAATTGAAATTAATTTAAAAGGGCAAAATATAAGCTGGTATCGAACAGATTATAGTGTAAATGTTAACAATATAATATAAAAAATATGGGTTGGAAAAGTTTAAAAAAAGGTTTAGGTTTGCAAGCAAAAAGTTTAAAAAAAGGTTTAGGTTTGCAAGCAAAAAGAGTAAGTGTAGCTCCTGAACCTACAATAAATAATCCTAATGATTTATGGAATAGTTTAAGCGGAACTGAAAGAAAAGATTTGCTTGTTAATAATCCAAATATAATAACTCCAGAAGGAGGACAGGTTTATGATCCTTATACAAATACATTAAGATTAACGGAGTCTGATTTTACTAAAAATCAAAGATTAGATCAAGAAAGATTGGCAATGGAATTATCTCGTTCATTATCAGGAAATTTACCAACAACTGATAATGAAACAGTAAGAAATGCAACTTTTGAATTAGGAAAAAAACAACTTGATCCTGAAATGAAAAGTCAAAGAGAAAATTTAGCAAGACAATTAGCTAATCAAGGCATACCAATAGGTAGTGAAGCTTATAATGCCGAAATGAATAGACTTGATAGATCACAAGGAGAACAATTAAATATTTTAAGTTTGCAAAGTCAATTGCAAGGCATACAAACAGCCGAAGCACAAAGAGCCGCACGATTTAATGAAATATCATCATTACTTGGAAGAAGTCAAGTTGGAAGTGGTATAAATTTTGGAGAAACACAAGGAAGATACCAAGGATTAGATGTAATGGGAGCAAGGCAAGCAGAATTAAACAGGGCATCTAGTGAAAGAATATTAGGCAATCAATTATTGGTTCAAAAACAAAATGCAATGTGGCAAGCGGCTGGTGGAATAGGAAATTCTCTTACAAAAGCTTTTTTAGGAACTGGGAGAACTGGTGGTGTTTAAAAAAAAATATAATTAAATATGGTTACTACTACAAATTTATTTGGCAAATCAACAAAAAGACAACAATTGGAAGAAGCGATAGCTAATAGTCAAAAATATCAAGAGTATGGAATGAATAGTCAAAATTTTGGAGGCGGACAAGCTGGTGCACTTGGTGCATTTGGACAGATGTTAACTGTTGGTATTGGTGCTTATCAAGAATACAAACAAAGACAAGAATTAGCTAAATTAACGGCAGACAATACAAGAAGTTTTGTTAATTTTGCATTAAATCAAGGAGACGAAGATTTAGCATCATTTGCAGAAAATGGCTTGTTAACCGATGAAACACAGCAAGCTTATATAATGTCAAAACTTGCACCTAATATTGCAAATAGAATGAATAATCAAACAATTCCATCTGCTATACAAAATTACGAATATTATAAAAATTTATCACCAACGGAACAATTAAAATTTACAGATTTACAAAGAAACAAAGCTGGAGAAGGTTCTTTTATTGATGAACAAGGACAAATACAATCAATACCTGGCTATGGCAAAGCGGAATCTATTAAGGCTGGTATGACACAAACAGAAAAAAACAAATCTGATTTAAATTTTAAACCTAACATTGCAGGTCAAACTACCAAAGCAGAACAAGAAGCTAAAAACCTTGTTGAAAATCAAAATAAATTACCTCAGCAAGAAGTTTTTATAGATAATCAATTAAATGTTTTAAAAAGATTAAAAACACATCCTGGTTTATCAAGTATTGTAGGATTAAAAAGTGGTGGGGATATATTATCTTATCTTGGTAAAAAAGAACCAATTGCAGGAACTGAGGCTGCAGGGGCAAAAGCATTATATGACCAAGTGCAAGGACAACAATTTTTACAAGCTCTTACCTATTTAACTGGTAAAGGTGCTGTATCGGAAATAGAAGGCACAAAAGCGCAAAAAGCTGTAAGTTCCTTACAGTTATCAAATAGTGAAAAAGAATTTAATAAAAATTTAGATATTATTGTAAATATTATTGAAAAAGGAAAGAAAGTTTTAAGAAAACAAGCTAATCCACAAAATAATATTAATATAAATGAACCATCAAACAATTCAATAAATAAATCGGTTATAATTCGTAAATACAATCCTCAAACAGGGAGAATTGAATAATGCCAAAAAGAATACAAGTTGAAAATCAAATAATAGAATTTCCAGATAATATATCTGATGATGAGATTGCGACAATTATTAAAAAAGAATTTTATTTGCAACCACAACAACAACCACAATTACCACAGGAACAACTATTGCAACAACAACAAATAAAACAAAAAGAAAAACAACAAATAGCTAATGAAGAAGGTAGAATAGGTAGTTTATTTACTACTGGAACAAATATTTTGCCTGGTATGGTAAGAGCAAAAGCATTAAGTGCGGCATTGGGTGCAAAAGCAATGGGTGGAGATGAAACAATAGGTAATTTTTATGATGAAGCATTAAAAAATGAATTAACAAAATTAAGTATTGCAAGAGACAAATATCCTATACAATCATTGGCTAGCGAATTATTAGGTGGTGCTGGTATTGTTGGCAAAGGTTTAAAAGCTGCTGGTTTAGGTGGTAGCAGTTTAAAATCAATGGTTGCTGGAGGTGGTTTAACTGGTGCAACTTATGCCGCAGGAGAAACTCGTAATTTAAAATCTAGTCAAGCTATTAAAGATGCGGCAACTGGAGGTTTAATAGGTGCTGGAGGTGGTGCATTAGTTAAAGGTGTAAGTAAAATTTTACCTGTTGTTAATAAAAGTTTAGAAACAACCGCTACAACAATAAAAAACACTGTAAAACCTAGTGCTGAAAAAATTTTAAAACAAGTATTTACTCCTGAACTTGCAAAACAAGAAGCATCAAAATTAGTTAATAAAATTGCAAAAGGTAGAATAACAAATTTACCTGAGCAAGGCGGAGATGTTGCATTAGATTTAACAAAATTAGTAGGAAAAACCAAAGGTGGCGATAAAATTTTACAAAATTATTATAATACAAAATCGGCAGGTTCGGCTAGAAGAGTTGGTGATATATTAGAAAAAGATTTAAGTGCTAAAAATTATTTTGATAGTTTAGATGATGCAATTGCAAGACAAAAAGAATTGTCAACTCCTTTATATAAAAAAGCTTTTAAAGAAGGCGATATTGCTTTAAAAGAAGCAATGTCATTACCATCAACTGGAAATGTTAAAGTAGGACGAGCAAGAGAATTAATAGAAGATGATAGAATTAAAAATGCAATTTTATCAGCAAGAAAAGATTATGGTATAAATAAAGAAATTCCTGATATATCTATTCAAAGTTTGCACGGAGCAAGGCAAGTTGTTGATGATATTATTGGTTCGGCAAAAAGAACTGGCGAAAATAATAAAGCTCGTAGTTATATAGATTTAAAAAACAAAATAAATGATGTTATTTACAGTGTTGCTCCAACAATGCAAAAAGCAGATAAAACATTTGCTACTGAAGCAAGAATTATTGAAGCACACAAAAAAGGTTTAGAATTTAATAAATTTAAAAATGCTGATGAAATAAAAAGATATTTAAAACCATTAACACAAGCTGAAAAAGAAGGTTTTATAATTGGTGCAAAAGCTAGTCAATATGATAAAATGTTAAAATCTAGCGATACAAATCCTGCAAAAGCAATTTTTGGTAATCAATTAGAAAGAAGTAAAATAAAAGCTTTATTTAATAATTTACAAGAATATACAAATTTTGCTAAAAGATTAAATGATGAAATGCGAGTAATAAATACAAAACAAAAAATAGTTGGCGGAACTAATGATTTTAATTTAAAAGAAGGTGAAGATATTTTAAATAAAATTACTACTGGTGCAATTAACTATAAAACTTTTGGCATAGGAAATGTATTATTAATGACAAAAGATGCTATAAAAAAGAAATATTTAGGTTTAAATGAAAATACAGCAAAAGATTTAGCAAATATTTTAATTGATCCAAATAAAACAATAAAAGAATTAAATAAAATTGCTGTTAAAACACCAAAAGAAAAAAATTTAATTAAAAAGTTTGCAAATGATTATTTAAAAAGTAAAAATATTACAAATGCAATATCAACAACTGCTGGTAAATTATCAGCACAAAAACAGGAGGAATAATGCCTTTTAATGGAAGTGGAACTTTTACAAGAATTTATAATTGGGTAACGGATGTAAATCAAGGAAACACAACTATTCAAGCAAGTAGACTAGATGGAGAAGATGATAATTTTGCTTCAGGTTTAAGTAATTGTATTACAAAAGACGGACAAACGGTTATTTCTCAAAATATTCCCTTTAATTCTAAAAAAATTACTGGTTTAGCAAATGGAGTTAATATAGATGATGCTATTAATTTAGGTCAATTACAAAATAATCAATATTTATATTTAGGAACAACTGGCGGTAGTGCAGATGCTTATACATTAACAGTTAATCCTTCAATTGGTAGTTATGCCTCAACACAGCAATTTATTGCCAAAATTAGTGCAACAAATACTACTACTACTCCTTATTTACAAATATCTGGTATTCCAAATCCATCTTCAACAGCTGTAATTAAAAAATTAAATGCAAGCAAAACAGAAGTTGCATTAGAAGTTGGCGATTTACTTATAAATGGTATTTATAAATTTCAAAGAAACTCAACAAATGATGCTTGGATTGTATTAAATCCTGAAAAACCATTTTTAAATTTAGTAAATGCAACAAATGCAACTTTTACTAATGCAACAAATACAGTTCAAGGTGTTGTTTATTTAGACAATCTTATCGGTTTAGTTAATGATGGCTCAGACTTAAACCAAAATATAGGATTTACAGCCGGCACTTTCAAAACTAGTGCAGGCAACCAAATTTATTTACCAACAATTATTAAAAGAATACAAGCGAGTGGCTCTTGGACGGCTGGCTATGCCAATAATGGTTTAGATACTGGAGTAAGAACTGCAAGCACTTTTTATCGCACTTATGTTATTCAAAATAACTCAACTGGTGCTTATGATATTCTATTTAGCCTTTCTACAACTTCGCCAACCGTTCCTAGTGGCTATACTAATTTAGGTATAATGGATTATGCATTTATTAGAGTAAATTCTTCTAATAATATTGCAATTTCAAAATGGCACCCTAACGATAAAAAATTAGTTTTAGGAGCTTCTCAACAAATAACATTTGTAAGCTCTACTGCTGGAAGTGGTAATGCAACAATTTTAAATACAACCGAACCATTAGAATTAGATGTTAAATTATCAATAGGTTTAACAACTACTGGCTTTTCTGATTTCGCAGCTTATGGTAGCGAACAAGATGGGACAAATCTTAATGATTGTCTTGTTGTTGGCACAAACAACGGCTTTACCGCTCACAATAACGGACAAGTTTATACTAGTGATGGCAAAATATATTGGAAAAACTTTACTACTGCTGGTGGAGTTAGTAATCAAGCAGGACATATTAAAGCAATTAAAATTAGGAGATAATTATGATATATTATAATATTATTCAAGGTAAAAAAGTATTTTTTGAAAGTGATTTAATTTTTGCCGAATATGAGGCAACCTTGGCAAATGCAGAAGAGCAAAAAGAATATTTACTAGACAAAGCCAAACAATCTAAACTTGCCGAAATAAAAACAAAAAGAGATGAGGCTTTAAATAAAAATATTACTTTTGATGGCAAGATTTATAAAGGCACAGAAAATGCTAGAACTTTATATTTTAACCGATACAACTCAAACAAGTTTCCAATTGACTGGCGGTGTGCCGACGATATAACTTGGGTATCTTTAACTAGTGAAAAAGCACTTGGCTTGTATAATGCTTTTTTTAATGATAGTGCAATAATCTATCAAAAAGAGACTACTTTTATTATAGCTTTAAACAATGCTAAAACTATTAATGATATTAACAAAATTATTGTAAATTATTAATATGCTATCTACAACACTTACAAACAATAGAATTATTAATGGAGCGGTTGTAAAATACAAGATTGACAATAATTATTATCTTACTATACAAATAGAAGGCAACCATCTTATTGCAATTGATACTTATTGCAAAATAAATATTACTGGTTTAGATATAGTTAGCGATAAAAATAATAATAATATTTTTAATGGAGTTAAAATTTTTAAAGCTATAAATAGTTCTATTTTAGAAACAGTTTATGATTTACAATATTTTTATGATAATGTAAATTTACAAGTTATATCTGGAACTCCTGTTGTTACTACTGCAAATACAACCTGGATTGTTGATGTTAACAATAAAGAGATGTTTAATTTTAAATTGATTAATTCTGCTATTGTAAATTTTAATAATGCTAAAATTAAAATTACCGCTTTTACTAGCAATGGAACGGAAACAGTAAGCGATATTTATAACGATGGGACTGGTAGTTTATTTAGTTTGCACGAAAAATATTTACAATTTTTTGGTTATGCTTGGTTTGTATTATCATTACAAGATAGCCCAAACAGTGCTACTAATATACCAATCATAATTGAGGAAGTATAATGACACAAGGATATTTTGAAAATAACTATTTAACTAGAAGAGATTTAAATGATGAAATTAAAAAAATAGTAGAAAATTATATTAATCTTTTAAATACAGTTACTGGTGCAGTAGATTATTTTGCAAATTTACCCACTGCATCAGCTCACAACACCGAAACTTGGCTTGTAAGATATCAAACAACAATTTTAGGTATTATAATTAAACAAGCTGGTTTATATATAAGTGATGGCACAAATTGGAACTGGATGACTTCGCTTGATGCCAAAGCCGATAAAACAACTACAATAAATACTGGGCTTGGTTTAACTGGTGGCGGTGATTTATCTGCAAACCGCACAATTTCACACAACGATACATCATCGCAAGCTAATGTTGTTAATACTAATGGTAATGTTTTACAATCTGCCAACCTTGACGATTTCGGGCATATTACAAGTTTTACAAGCACTGATTTAGATAGTCGATATGTTTTATTAAGTGGTGCTTATGCTAACCCTACTTGGATAACAAGTTTAGGTGCTGATAAATTAACTGGCACTATACCTAGTGGTGTTTTAGGTGCATCAACTGTTTATGTTGGCACAACTGCAATTGCTTTAAATAGAGCAAGTAACAATCAAGCATTAACCGGAATTAGTAGTATTCAATATGTAGGATCTACAAGTGGCGGTGCTACATTACAAGCCCCTGCTGTTGCTGGCACCACTATTTTTACCTTGCCTACTACTACTGGCAATTTAATTGGTAGCGGCGATACAGGCACAGTTACTAATACAATGCTTGCAGGCTCTATTGCCGACAGTAAATTAAATACAATTACAACTGCTGGTAAAGTTGCGAACTCATCTACTACTGCTGTTTCAACCAATACAGGATCAACTATTGTTTTAAGAGATGCAAGTGGTAATTTTAGTGCTGGAACTATTACTGGTGCATTAAGTGGCAATTCTACAACCGCCACAACTTTACAAACTGCACGAAATATTAACGGAGTGTCTTTTAACGGTTCTTCTGATATAACGGTTACAGCTAATACAACAAATGCTTTAACTATTAATAACCCTTTGACTGGTGCTTCTTTTAATGGTGGCTCTGCTGTGTCAATTGGTATTCAAACAGCAAATAGCACACAAGCTGGTGCTTTATCTAGCACGGACTGGTCTACTTTTAACAATAAACAATCTGCAATTACACTTACAACAACTGGTAATAGTGGTGCATCAACTTTTACAAGCAATACCCTTAATATACCAACTTATACTCTTACTGGTTTAGGCGGTCAACCTGCATTAAGTGGTTCAGGTATTGTAAAATCAACAGCTGGCACAATATCTTATTTAACCGATAATTCTAGTAATTGGGATACTGCATACAATAGAAGCCCTACTGCACTTGCTATAAGTGGTACTACAACAAAAACATTAACATTAACCAAGCAAGATAGCACAACATTAACAGCTAGTTGGAGTGATTTAAATACAGATGCTGTTTCATCTGTTTTTGGTAGAACTGGGGCAATTGTCGCAACGGAAGGTGATTATTCATTAAATTTATTAAGTGATGTTGCTATTACAACTCCTGCAACAAATCAATTATTGCAATACAATGGCACTACTTGGCTTAACTGGTCGCCTAACTATTTAACATTAACTAGTTTATCTGCAACAAGTCCATTAAGTTATAATAATACAACTGGTGCATTTAGCATAGCTCAATCTAATACTACAACTAATGGATTTTTATCTAGCACTGATTGGAACACTTTTAACAATAAACAAGCAACTATTAGCTTAACAACTACTGGCAACAGTGGTGCATCTAGTTTTGCTTCTAATGTTTTAAATATTCCTAACTACACATTAACAGGACTTGGCGGTCAACCTGCATTAAACGGAACTGGTTTTGTAAAAATTAGTGGCACTACTATTAGTTATGATAATTCAACTTATTTAACTGGCAATCAAACTATTACATTAAGCGGTGATATTACTGGTTCAGGCACAACTGCAATTACAACAACTCTCGCAAATAGTGGTGCAACCGCTGGAACTTATCAAAATGCAACCACAATAAACCCTTTAACTATTGATGCAAAAGGTAGAATTACAAGCACTGGCACCGCCGTTACAATAGCACCTTTATTTAGCAGTATTGCAAGTAAGCCGACTACTATTAGTGGTTATGGTATTACTGATGGTGCAACATTAACAGGCACTCAAACATTAACAAATAAAACTTTTACAGATAACACTACATTTTTTCAAGATGATCTAGATAATACTAAAAAAGCACAGTTCCAACTATCAAGCATAGCAACGGCAACAACTAGAACTTATACTTTACCAAATAATAACGGCATCATAATAACAACAGGCGATACTGGAACTGTTAGTAATGGTATGCTTGCAGGCTCTATTGCTGATAGTAAGTTAAGCACTATAACAACTGCTGGTAAAGTATCAAACTCGGCAACTACCGCAACTAATGCTAATACAGCAAGTGCAATCGTTGCAAGAGATGCAAGTGGCAATTTTAATGCTGGAACAATAACTGCTTCTTTGTCTGGCAATTCTACTACTGCTACTACATTACAAACAGCTAGAACTATTAACGGTGTATCTTTTAACGGTTCAGCTAATATAACGGTGGAAGATAATACTAAATTACCGTTAGCAGGCGGAACTTTAACAGGGCAACTAATATCAACATTAGCTAGTGGATCGCAGTTATATCTGAATGGATCTACAAGCAATCAAATAGAATTTAATACTAATGGCACTGGCACCCCAACTTTTACAACAAGAAGTGCAGGTAGTAAAATTATTGTTTATCCTTTTATAAGTAGCGCCGATACTGATTTTGCTATTGGTATGGATGTGCCAATAGGGGCATTATGGCAAAGTGTTGGAAATACTGCTTGTATATTTAAATGGTATTTTGGGGATTCGGAGCGAGCAAATTTGACTCCAGATCGTTTTAGTTGTTTTGGTTTTGAAGTATATGATATTACTGGTTATGGTTATTTTAAAGTAAGTAATTATTTTGGAGGGAATACTATTGCAACATTAAGCACCAATGATGCAACCGATAATGCCCCAGTAGTTGTTAACCCTAAAATACCTTATTGTGTCAATGCAACAAATGGTTATAATGGCACATTGACTGGTGCGAATATTAGGTTCGCAAGTGATACTACTGCAACAAATATTTGGGATATTGGTGTAGGTGCCAATGCAGTAGGCACTGATACATTTTCAATTGGTAGAAATAATACTTCGTTATTTACAATGACAAGCACTGGCAATATTACTACTCAATTAATATCTACAAGAGCTAACAATACAGCAACTGGTAGTGCTCAAATTTATTTAAACGGAGCAACAGGCAACAGAATTGATTTTAATAGTAACGGCATTGGCAACCCAACCTTTACAACAAGAAGTATAGGAACAAAAATAGTTCTTTACCCTCAGGTAGGTGCATCAGCAGTAGATCACGCTTTGGGAATTGCTTCTAACACGATGTGGTTATCAGTGCCAAACACATCTAACCAATTTACTTATTATGCAGGCACAACTGTAATATCAAGATTGAGAGATACTGGTATATCGTCTCGTGGTGTTTTATATGAGGGCAACAGTGCATTTACAACATTAAGCACAACATCAACATTAACAATAGCACAACTTCTAACACTTGTAATTGAAAGCACTCCTACTGCTAACATTACCTTTACTTTACCTACTGGCACTTTAATGGATGCTGGTGTTATGGCAAGTTTAGAAACAAATAGAAGTTTTGTTTGGTCTATTGTTAACATTGCAACTGGTTTTACAATTACAATGGCTGGTGGAACCGCTCATACATATGTTGGTAATACAACTATTGCAGCAAATACATCGGCATCATTTAGATCACAAAAAACTGCCACTAACACTTTTAGAACCGTAAGAATATAATATGAAAGCATTTTACATTGACGATATAATAACCGAATATAAACCGCTTGATTTTGAAGGTGAAGGTGATTTTATAATTATTACCGAACAAGAATATCAAGATGCTTTAACAAATGTAGAGCAAATGGTAAATATTAATGGTAAAATAGAACCATATTCTAAATTGTTAAATTATTATAAAAATTATAAACGAGGCGAAATTGAGGCTAATTTATATCAAGCTAACCTTCGCCCTGCAATACATAGTGCTAATTTAATTGTGAATAATATTATAACAGAAGAAATTGTTGATTTTTCTTTTAAAGTTATGGAGAGTGGTTTATCGGTTATAAACCCTTGCATTATTTTATTAACTACAATTATTTTAGAAGATCATAATTATAAAACCAATTTTTATTATCCTACAAAAAAAGTTGTAGATAATGTTATAACAAATCAAGATATTATTGTTTGCCTTAATAAAAATTTAGCATTATCAATTTTAGGACATCTTGCAGATCGAACAAATAAATTAAGTCAAGTTATGTCAAGATATTTATTACAACTTAATAATTGTAAAAGAATTGAGGAAGTAAAATCAATTAATCCAATTTTTTAAATTATGGAATTACCTACTGGCACAATTATTTTTTACTCAACAAGAGATAGTTTTTATCGTTTATTTACCACACCAATTAAAGGTATTATACAAAAAGCTACTGGTGGCTTTTGGGAACATTGCGGGATTATCATAAACAATAAGTATTATGAAGTTAATTTAAAAAATGGTTTAATTGAAATTGAATGGGAGATACATAAAGAATTTTTAGAAACTAAAAAAGATGTTATGATTACAGCATATTCTAAACCACAATATCAAACAAGCATTGTTAGATTTCAAAACGATATTAACGAGCAACTAGGTATAAAACCTAAATATTCGCCAATCAGAGCTTTTTTTTCGGCAATAGATAATATCAAAATTATAAAAAAACTTGCTTTATGGTTAATTAAAAAACAGCCGATTAGTAAAGCAACATTTTGCAGTAAATTTATTTTAAAAACTTTACAAACTCAACCATATCTTGGTGAGCTGTATAATATTGATACAAACACAATTTCACCTAATGAATTAAAAAAGATTTTGATTGACAATAAAAAACTCTATTCTAATTTAATAATTTTATAATGTCAAAAATAGAATTTATATACAACATTTTTAAATCAACTTTTTTAAGCCCGAAGGGAACTGTTTCAAGTAAAAGATTGGTAGGTTTTTTAATGGTAACAGAAGCTGGCTTTTTAATTGCATATGCTGTATTTATGAAACTACATTTTGGCAGGACACTTGACGATTATTTAGTTAGTTTATTAAATACTTTATTATTAACAGGTTCTGGTTTAATTGGCTCAACTATTTTTGAAAAAAAATTTAAAAAAATAAAAATAAAAAATGCAAAATAATTTAGAAAATATTTTCAATCATTTAAAAGACGGCGATTGTTTGGCTTTTTATCGCAAAGCTTGGTATTTACAAATTATACCATTTTTTACAAAAGAAAAAGGCGACAAAGAAGCTCCTCAACATTGTGGTATTTGTTATGAAGTAAAAAGAGATGCTAATAAACTTAGCTTTAAATTAAGCGAACAAACTTTTGATGGCGGTCAATATAGGGATATTGTTATTTTTAAGTGCCAAGATGAAACAGAAATTTTTGATGATTATTTTTTAAAACAAGATAAGATTGCATTATTAAGCCTGAAACAACCACTTACAGCACAACAAATAGAAAATGGTATTTTTGATGCTAAAAGTCAAAAAGATAAATCTTATGGCTATTTATCTTTACCAGTTGGCGGAGAGTTTTTAGAAAAAATATTACCAAAATGGTTAAAAAAAAGAATGTTAAAAAAACAAAACTCGCAACAAAAAAGACATTGTGCTTTGCATATTCGCTGGAATTTATATAATGCAGGAGTTTATGATTTTAAAGATTTTAGCCCCACACCTCTTGAAATAACTAAATTGTCAATTTTCAATGTTATTGTTTGATTTATTATCTAAAATTAATGCTATTAATGGTTTTTTTAAATTAATAAAATCTTTCAATAAAATCTTGTTGATTGTTATTTTATTTACAATTACAATTGCCATTAGTGGTTTTTTTATTATTAAAAAACATTATGATAATTCTATTTATATTGATGCTATACAAGATGAAAGAATTAAAAAAGAAATACAAAGCATTTTAAAAAAATGTGGCGATAAAAATGCTATTGCAGTAAGTGTTATAAGTAGCGAAACTACTAGTAATTATTACGGTAAATTTAAAGAGTTCTGGGCTTGCGATAAAAAGATAAGCGAAGAATGTTTGGTAGATTTAGCTTTGCAAGAAAAATATAGAAGCGATTATAATGTAGACCCTGAAACATATAAATTATTAAAAGAGATTGCAATTGAAAATGAAATAAAAGAATTAAACTTGCCAACTTTTAATTTTGAAAAATATTTAACAATTTACGAAATTTTAAAACAATCACCTAATTTTAATAACATACATACACTATGGTTGAGTGGTGTTATAAATCCTGAAAAAAAAGTTATATATGCTATCTCAATGACTAGTTGGAGCAATAAACATTGTGAAAATGCAACTTTTTATTTAGATAAATTAAAACAAAAATTGCCAATATCAAAACTATGGAAATAATTTATTTAATAATAACATCAGTTGCTAATATGATTTTAACGGTAGGCTCAATAAGTTATTTTTATTGCAAGTTAAATAAAATGGATTTAAAAATAGAACACGAAATTAAAAACCAAAAACATACTCAAAATTTATTAAAAGAATTAAAAAATGATTAGAATAATTCTTATTTTATTTTTTATTTTATATAGCAAAATTTTATTTGCTAAGAATGTTAATTTTACAATAGGTTTATCATCTATTTATACAAATATTAATGATCCGAATTTTAGTTTTGTTAATAAATATGAAAGTCTTGAAAAAATTAATTTTACAACTGGCATAACAAAAAACTTTGACAAAATTTATATCGGATTAAACACAAACCGTTTAGGAAATTCTTTTTACAAAAGAACGGTTATTTATAATAAAACGGGGCAGATTTTTCAAAATAAATCAAGAATAACTGCCGATACTTTATTGGTTGGTTATAGATATAAAAGAATAATTCCTGCCGTAGTTTTTTCTAATGTCAAGCTAGAAAAATTACTTTATTACAATAATGTCTTGCAAGCAAAAAAAAATAATAATACTATTTTATTTGGTTTGAATTTATCTTACATTATTAATAAAAATATTAATAGTTTTATTTTTTACATTATGCCAAATAAAGAACTTTATTTAAAAAATAGTTTTGGCTTTGGAATTAATTATATTTTTTAAAAAATGATTAAAATTGTCAGCACTGTGTTTATTGCAGTATATATCTTAACGATTGGTTTTATGAAACAGCAAACAAAAAATGCAGTACAGCAAACAAAAAATGCAGTTGTTAAAGCAAGAGAGGAGGAGCGAATTGTTTGCGAAAATTTAATTGCTAATACTAATTTAGAAAACGAACAAAAAACAACCAAAACTATTATTAAATATGAAAA